ATTGTTCAAGTTGGAGATGGAAAAAAAGTTAAACATAAAAAAATCAAAAATGTTTCAAAGACCAATACTGTTGCAACTCAAACCGAAACAGAGAATGATGAGAATGTTAAAAAAATCAATGTACTTATTAAAAGTGATGTATTAGGATCAGCAGAAGCTATTGAAGAATCATTGGAAAAAATTAATACAAAGAAAATTAACAACAAAAAAGCACGTAACTTTGTTAACAAAGAAGACAAAGGTGCAAGAGTAACTGTAGTCGCAGGTAGAACATCTGGAGCATTGGGAGTGAAAATAAATGGCACAACAACAAATTAGTGTAGGTAGTAGGCCTAATAGAGGCGATGGCGATCCGTTGCGTACAGCATTTATAAAAATTAATGATAATTTTGACGAGCTATATGCAGCTGATGAAACTTTTATTAGTTTAACAGACTTAAAAACAGTAGTAGCAGCAAGTGCAGATTTTGCAGACTTCCAAGCTAGGATTGCGGCGCTTTGAGTAGATACGATAAATATATAAAACAACAGGAATTAGCAGATGGCAAATAGATTTCCCCTTATACTAAACAAGTCAAATAAGCAAATTGAAGAACTATCTTCTGAAGACGATTTAGATATTACTGGATGTAAAATTATTGGTGCAACTGATGCTGAATTTTCTGGAACTGTTGAATGTACTGAAATTCTTTTAAACGGAGAATCTATTGTAGATTTAGTTTCCGGAGATTGGAATACACTAGATAATAAACCTACAGCATTGAGTGAATTTACAAACGATGTTGGATTTATTACCCAAGATACAGATTCTCAAAACTTAGGATTAATTGGTAGTACTCTTTCAATTGAAAGAGGAAACAGTATAGACCTGTCAACCTTGTTACAATTACAAGTTGTTGGTAACAATATTTCAATAGGTGGAGGAAATACTGTTGCACTTCCGACTCCCCAAACATTATTTTATAACACAGAAACTGGACAACTTAGTATTAGTGATGGTAATACTGTAACAATATCAGGCGGCGGTGGCGGTGGACCTAGTACTGATACACTGGACGATGTACTTGGTAGAGGAAATGAATCTTTATTTCCAATTACGGTAGGCGCTGTAAATACAGGTCAATTGTTTATCACTGGTACCGGAAGTTATGAAATATCAAGTGCAAACAATCTTATATTGAATGCTGCAGAAGGTGTAGGCGATGTTGTTGTTACTGGATCTAAAATTGTAAATGTTGGTAACCCTGTTGCTGATACTGATGCTGCAACAAAGGGATATGTTGATCAAAGAAGTAACGAATCTTGGCTTAGATTTTCAGGAGCAACTAGCGAAGACACTGGCAACAATGTAAGTTCAGGCAGCTGGTTACTTGCAGATGATAATTCTACTCCTATTGAAGTAGGAATAACTATTGGAATTTATAATTCAGTAATTGTTACTATGAACATATCTGTTGAAAATGCTGTAAATGTTAATAATCCGACTGAGTTTGAATTAATGAGAATAGTAAATGGAGCATTGCCGGGCACACAAGTAAAAACTTTTGTACAAGCAGCAACTGGATCTAATCCAGGATCCGGACATTACACGTTCTTAGATTTTCACGGTGCAAGTTCAGGTGATGTTGTAACTTACAGGTTAAGAAACAACATGTCAGATAATTATTCAGGTGAAGATTTAAGATTAAGATTTGGTGTGTGCGGCGACACTATAGGTGTTAAAGCAACATAAATTTATTAGGAAAACACAATGAGCGAAAAAGAATATATTGTAACACTTAAAGCAGGCGTTAATTACGAAGCATTTAACACAGAAATGATTGCTTCAACGGGCGCAGGAGATATTCCTGGACGTTCTGTAGCTATTGTTAACCCAAGACCAGGATCAACACGCAATACACATTATGCGTTAACAGACGAAGAAGCTATTGCTGTAGCAAACGATGAAAGAGTTGTTGCTGTTGAAATTCCTCCAGAACAACGTGACGATATTAGTATTGGACTTAATGCAACACAAGATGCAAATTTTACTAAAACAACAGCTGACACAGGCACGTTTGTAAATTGGGGACTAAGAAGATGCATTGCTCCAAACGATCCGTATACTGATAGTACCCCTGTTAACAATAATTATGATTATACATTAGATGGTAATGGTGTAGATGTTGTAATACAAGATAGCGGATTACAAGTGGATCATCCAGAATTTTTAGATTCCGACGGAGTTACTAGAGTACAACAAATTGACTGGTATGACGAAAGCGGCATATCAGGAACACAAAGTGCAAACCATTATAGAGATTTTGACGGTCACGGTACACACTGTGCAGGTATTGCTGCAGGGTTGACATATGGTTGGGCTAAAAAAGCTCGAATTTATAGTGTTAAAGTTAATGGTCTAGAAGGTAGTGGCGACAGTAATACTGGCATTCCTATATCCGATGTTTTTGATGTTATTAAACTATGGCATCAAAATAAACCTGTAGATCCAGTTACTGGTGTTAAACGTCCAACAATTGTTAATATGAGTTGGGGTTATGGAACTACATTTACTAGTTTTAGTGGAGGCCAATATAGAGGTGAGTTTTTTGGAGATACTACAAGACGTACAGACTTAGGGATGATTGGTGCCTTTACTCTTAACGGCTACAGATTTGGAGTACGTATTCCTTCTGTTGATGCTGACGTAGAAGAAATGATTGAGGCAGGTATACACGTTTGTATTGCGGCTGGTAATTCTCGCCAAAGGGTTGCAATTCCAGGTGATGTTGATTATAATAATTTTATTAATAAAAGTGGTACAGTGTTTTATCACAGAGGTGGATCACCATTTAGTAGTAATGCATTTATGACTGGTAATATCGACTCTAATGTTATTAGCGGACAGGAACAAAAAGTTGCAAGTTCAGAATGCGGTCCAGGAGTTAACATTTATGCTCCGGGAACAAATATTATGAGTGCTACAAGTATTACTAATAGATTTACAGACGGACCTTATCCTTTTGAAACTGACAGTGTTCATAGGATTTGTAATATTGGCGGAACATCAATGGCGGCACCGCAGGTTGCAGGACTAGGGGCATGTATTTTACAACTTAATCCAGCATTTACTCCAGCACAACTACAAGATTTTATAACTGATAATTCAAGAAAAGGCTTGTTGAGAGAAAGCGGAAACCAATATGACTATACAAATAGTACTGTATTATTAGGTAGTGTAAATAGATATCTTTTTCAACCATTTAATAATCCATATGTTCTTCAAATTAAGAACACATAAATACGATAGAGGAGCATATAATGGACTTAATTAATATTGGACAAATTGCAAACGATGGCACAGGCGATGATTTACGTGAAGCATTTATCAAAGTTAATCAAAATTTTGAGGAACTTGATTTAAGAGAACCTGAATCAACTGAGGTTGCAAACCTAGGCGGTGGCCAAGAACTTTTTAAAAGTAAAAATGCGTCTACATTAAATTTTAGAACATTAGATGCTGGAGATAATATTACACTTACTACTGTAGGCGATGTTGTAAGAATTAACTCCTTAGGCGGACTACAAGCTCTTACAGTTGAAGCAGATAGCGGTGGAACATTAAGTTTACAAGACGGCGACACTTTTAGAGTTACCGGTACTGGTGCTACAACAACAATAGCTAATGGTGCATTAAGCATCGACAGTGTAGTTATTTCAACTGACACAAATCCAAGTTTAGGTGGAAACTTAAATGCATCAGGAAGAAGTATAACAGATGCAAACATTATTGATGCTACTACGTTTATAGGTGGCCTAAATGGTAATGTTTGGGGTATAGATGTACGTCAAGTTGCAAAGTATTCAACACAATTAGACTTAGGTGCTGTAGTACCTAATATAACAAATTTTATGGATTATCTTGTTGCTACAATAGATGTAGATTACGGATCAATAATTACTCCTGCTCCGATTACAACTGACTTAGGAAGTATTTAATGGAATTATGGACAAGCATCTCTGGGACATCACTCGCCGCATTAGATGAACGTATTACAACTAGTGTACCTCTTCCAATCAATCCTTCATTTGCACCTACTATACAACTAATAAGTGGCGGATTGCCTAGAGGGTTGCGTATAGAAGATTATAACATTAAGGGTACACCGTTTGAAGTACAACGATCTACAACTAGTCAGTTTGTATTACGTGCTACATTAGATGGTGTTATACAAGATAGAACTTTTACAATAACAGTCGAAGGCTCAGACGAACCAGTATGGATAACTAATCCAGACTTATTACCAATAGGGCCCAATAATACATTTTTTATTTTAGATAGTGAACCTTTAGATTTTCAATTACAAGCAATTGATCCGGATGTATCTGCAGGCGATAATATTCTTTATACTCTTAAAGATAGAGACGGTGTACTACCTCCGGGAATAAGTTTAACTGAAGACGGCAGACTAGTTGGTATTGTTGAGCCAATTCTTGCTTTAGATAAACGATCGGGTAATGGTTATTATGATACAATCAACTATGCTACAACACCTTATGACTTTGGTATTTTAAGTGCTAACGGATTTGATAGTTTTTATTACGATAGTACGTTTTATGACTATGCAGATATTACACAAAGTCCAAAAAAATTAAATAGATATTTTCAATTTACTGTAATTGCAAGTGATGGTGATACTAGTGTAGAAAGAACTTTTAGAATTTTTGTTGTTGGCGACGACTTTCTTCGTTCAGACAATACTGTACTTAAAGTTGCAAACGGACTTTTCACTTCAGACAACACATATGTAAGAACACCAATTTGGATAACACCAACAAACTTAGGAACACGTAGAGCTAATAACTATATTACTGTATTTTTAGATACAAATGATCCGCCAACATTAACAGGTACAACAGTTTATTCTTTACGAACATTAAATCCTGACGGAAGTGATAGTTTATTACCTCCTGGTTTAGAACTAGATCAAACAAACGGAGAGCTTGCAGGTACAATACCATATCAGCCTGCAATCACCAAAGACTATAAATTTACTATTAGAGCACAGAGATTTGCTATTGATTCTAATTTAGCATTTATAACTGGTACGTTTTATCAAGATACATTGTCTGGAACTAGATCATTTAAGATTGTAAAAATGTCAAGAGATTTAAGTGACGGCGTAGACGACTTAAGAGATTTAGTCGGTAGATCACTTTCAATTAATAGTACCTCGTACACTGTAGAATCTGTAATAGGCACTAATCCAGATTATGATGTAATTACATTAACAGAACCGTTAAGAGCAAAGTTTAATGTAATTGTTGCAGAACCTGCAATTAATGGTGATAATTCTGTATACATTAACCGCTTAGTACAAAGCCAACGTGAACAACTTATTAAGCGTTATTTAAACTTTGCCGAAAATGAATCAAATCAAATACAATCTATTGTTCCTTATACAGAGTGTCAAATTAGAACATTTTCAGGTAATGATAATATTGAAATTGATTTTAGTAAATTAACTATTTTAGATGACCCGACGGATGCTGTTAAATATGCAGACTTTGAAAGTTTACCTACACTAAGAGAACAAGTTGAAGCTATTTTTAGTAAACAATTAAATTTTCCAGTTGAAGTAATTAATGATAGCGAAAGTAATTTCATATTTAAGGCACCGTCTACATTACTAACTCGAATTAATAAAATAAAATCTATCTTTGTAACAAAGGATAGTTCATCAGACATTGAACATATAATTGTAAATGATAACAAGGATAGAATATTCTTTGACGTAGCTCTTCAAAGAGGACTGGGTTTAGGTAGAAATATTGGAATTGCATTATACTATAATGACGGATTTATTGAAGAAATTGTAGTAAGTGACGAATCAGAATTAAACTCACCGTTTAAAGACAAAACATTTACAATGAAGATCATTGGTGAAGTGGATAGCACTATTACTTGGAATACACCAAGTGATTTAGGACAATTAACGCCGAACTTTGTTAGTACATTATCATTAAGTGCAACAACTACAGTATTAGATTCTAATCTATTATACACACTGTTAGAAGGTAGGTTGCCGCCAGGATTACATTTAAGTTATGACGGAGAAATTATCGGGAAGGTTAGACAATTCCCTGATGGAAATTTAATAGGACTAACAAGTTTTGATAGTGGCGAAACTACCTTTGATAACGGTAGCACTACAATAGATAGAGATTACTATTTTACTGCACAAGCAAGAGATCGTTATGGAATTAGTGCAACTGAAAGACAATTTGTAATTCGTATTTCCGATCCTAAAGATCAGCTATATAGTAATATCACATTTAAACCTATGATGAAGCAAACTGATAGGTTATCATTTAGAAACTTTATTTCTAATCCGGATATATTCCCTACAGAACTTATATATAGACCAAACGATCCAGAATTTGGTATACAAAAACAAATTAATATTTTAGCATATGCAGGAATTGAAACAAAGTTTGTAAACGAATTTGTTGCAGCCGTTTCGCAAAACCACAAACGAAAAAGACTGTTTATGGGTGATATAAAAACAGCAATTGCAAAACAACCAGGAACAAACGACATTGTGTATGAAATTGTTTATATAGAACTCAACGATCCGTTAAATTCTAGAACTGGTGCAACGAGAAATGCAATTCTAACAAAAAATACAAATTCAATTACAGTAGATAGTATACAATATGAAACTAAAGACGACCAATTTAAAACTGATTCCGGTGTACCTAAATTAGAAATCGAAGGTGTAGAATTAAAAGACGAAAGAATTTTCTTCAAAACACGAGATAACACTGAAATAACAATATTACCTGGATCGTCCGGAGTACTATCAAGAGATGGATTGATAATAGATGTTGTTACAGAAAGTGACAGTGCGCCATTTAAGTTTAGACCCAATGGCGATACTATTAAAACAGACAATACTTCTGTTAAAATAAGTAACCCAAATGATGGTATTAAGTATATTAGTAATATTGATAATATGAGACAACGTATACGTGACCTTGGAATTACTGAAAGAGACTTTTTGCCGCTATGGATGAGGACTACTCAACAAGGCGGTATACAAGAAATAGGATATACCCTTGCTATTCCACTATGTTATTGCAAACCAAACACTAGTAATGATATTGCATTAAATATTAAAAATAGCGGGTATGATTTTAAAATGCTTAATTTAGAAATTGATCGATATGTTATTGATAGTACAAAAGGTATTAGCGGTGAACAATATATTGCATTCGGAAATTACGCATATAACATATAAACACGATAAATAATAGTGTTAGAAGAGGATTAACAATGGCCAGTAATATTTTAAGTGAAACAATTGATGCAACATTTCCAATTGCAGGAATTGACAACGATACTCAGGGATTTCGTGATAATTTTAATGTTATCAAGGATAGTTTAGCAGCGGCAAAGCAAGAAGTAGAAGATCTACAATTAAATTCTGCAAAACTAAACGAAGCAAACAACTTTGCTAGTAATAATATTGTTGAAGCAAACTTAAAAGCAGTAACAGAAGAGTTTTTTGAAACAGAAGGTATTCTGCAAGCAAGTCAAAATATTAATTTTGATAATGGCCATTATCAAGCATTTAGTATGGACGGAACTGCTACACCGATTACACTAACCTTTGATAACTGGCCTGCAGAAGGTAGCTTAGGAAAACTTCGTGTAGAACTATCAAAAACTGGTGGAAGCGATGTTTATATATCTTTTGATACACTAGATGCAAATGGTGGTACAGGCACCATGTATTACGGAAATTGGCCTACTACTGTTGGCGGAACAGCTGATCAATTAGAACTAGATACTGATAATCAACCATATATTGTAGAGGCTTGGACATACAATGGTGGAACAGATGTATATATTAACTTTGTAGGAAAGTTTGCAATCTCGGCTGATTTATAATGTTTAATCCGTTAGTTGACAGTTTTAGCGCACTTAGTGACAATGAAGTTGAAAATAAGATAGTCGAACTTCAAAGGAAATATTTCCAAACAGCTAATCCTTCCCTAAAAGAACAGATTTCAACGATACTGTATATGTATACAGAAGAAGCTCACTCTAGACGAGCTAAAGCATATCAAAGCCAACAAGACCAAAATGGCGAAACAGGACTTGACAATCTCATAAATGTAAGTTAAAATACTTGTATGCTTATGAAAACAGATGAACTAGGAATACCACGATTTTCTAATCGCGATCTTATTGATATGATCTATAGTGGTCATGCGGATAAGGTGCATGTAGTACTATGTAATCCTTCGGATGAAATAGACAAGTTCAATGTCGCTATGGAAGAGCAAGGCTTTGATAAACTACAAAAGTATATCCCATTAGATGTAGATCAAAAGACTTTTGACGGTGTATGTCAAAGTGAATGGTTTATGCCTGACAAATATAAAGAACTTGATATAGGTGCAGATATAATGTCACGCTTAATACACAAGTTAAACATTATTGATGCTTACGAAATGCAAGAAACAGTAGAATGGACTAGAGTTTGCGAAGAACTTGAAGCGTTCGAAGAGCGTGGTATGTATGATCTGCTACGATATATGGTTTATCTTGTAGACTTTATGCGTGAGAATAACATTGTATGGGGTGTAGGACGTGGATCAAGTGTAGCAAGTTATGTGCTGTATTTGATAGGTGT